CGGGGACGGACCCAGCGAAGTGGGCAGCGAAGACGCAGAAAAGGCTTCAAGCCACACTCCGCGTAAGCGCTCAAGATTTGCACGCGGAGATGACGCGGACAATTCCTAACGGTGGGAATGTCCCGATCAAGTCCGGAAACCTGGCGCGCTCGGCGCTGGCGCAAGTGGGCTCGATGCCAGAAACGAAAGAAGTCCCGTCAGGCGGGTTCACGGGGTCGGAGCTTGGTCCGGTCCTTTTGAATTGGGATGCTGACGAGACGCTGTATATCGGGTTTCAGGCCAAGTATGCCGCTCGGCAAAATTACGGCTTCACTGGCGAGGATAGCTTGGGACGGACTTACAATCAAAGCGGGTTCGCATTCGTGGAAAAGGCCGTTGCGAAGTGGCCTTTCATTGTCAGCAACGCCGCGCGCAAGGTGTGGCAATCGGCGGAGGGGTTTTAGATGGAATGGCAACCGATTGAGACTGCGCCTAGGCCCACTGATGGGGGTCTACAGGAGATTGATGTTTGGCTGAGCGACGGAGAATATTCTCGCCGAGTGCCTAACGCATACTGGCTTTACGACTTAAAGCCAGAGCCCATGTGGTACGCCGAAAATGAGGGTCACCCAGGCGAAAGCGGACCTATTGAAATTGGCGGTGCCAAGGTTACCCACTGGATGCCAATTCCACCCCCGCCGCAGGCCCCCAAATAATGCCCACCACCAGCACCGCCACATGGCTAGCCCTGTCATCCCGCGTCGATAGCCTCCCAGGCGGCTTTGCCGTGTTCGGGCCTGACGAGGCTTTCGATCCACCCTCCGACCAGTACGGCCCGCTGCCCTACGTGCTGCTAAGCGACAGCCGCAACGCGCCGGAGCGTTTCGGCTTATCGGGCGGCGTTTCTGGCGGGGTGGCCCACCGTGAAAGCGGCACGCTGCTGATCGCGCTTCATTATCCGATCGCGCGGGGCATATCCTACACGCAGTTGCAAGAGATGATTGGAAAGTTTGTCGATCATTTCCCGGCTGACGAGAAAATGCGATACGGCACCACTTGCCTGCGCGTCGAGCGCACGCCCGATCAGGTGACGCCTTACCGCGATGGCACGAACCGGGTTTTTGCGGTGCGGGTGCTTTGGACGACGGTGTAAGATAACTGTTGACATATCCTAAACGATAGGCGATAAGGGGTCATTGGAAACGGAGATTGAAAATGTGGAACCGCAGCGCAGCCGACAAAAAGACCGGGCTTATGACGGTTGTCGTCACGGACTGGAATGGTGATGAATTTTTTCGCGGTCAGTATTCGGATGTGAATGAGGCGAACGCCGCCGGCGAGCAAGCCGAGCGCGAAATGACCAACGCGATGAATATGGGTCCGGCGGTCGAATGCGATATGACTGACGATGAATTGCTTGCGGAATTGACCGGGTTTTGATTACCCGGTCAAAGGGGCGGTGATTTTGCCGAGAGGCGCGCTAAGAATTGCGGAAACTGGCCAGTTTGCGCCGCCCTGATTTATTGATTGGGTTTTGATTTGGCGTATATCGCGCCACCTGACCCCCACTTGCCCCCTTCCCCGCGCTGCGCTATTGTCTGCCCGTCTAGACAGCCCAGCGCGGGCGAAAGGGAGTTTGACTAATGGCTGATCTTCGCCCCGTCGCGGGTTCCAAGCTTTACATCGGCACGCGGGTTGCCCGCAAAACCACGCTGGCACTGGCTGACTTTGCCGACCAAGAAGGAAATTGGGTGGAGGTCACTGGCTGGACCAGTGCGGGTTCGCTTGGCGATACCGTCAATTCGATCACGCAGAGCGTCATCGACTACGACCGCGACCTGATGGCCAAGGGCACGCGCGCTGGCGGCACGATGGAAAACACTTTCCTCCCCGACTACGCGGACGCGGGCCAGCTTGCTATGAAGGCTGCCGAGGATGATTGCAGCAACTACGCCTTCAAGGTTGAATGGGGCGCTGGCTGCGTTATCGAAGGCGAAGTCACGATCACGGTTGCCGACCCCGGCGTTGTGACGTTCCCCGGTGGTCATGGCCTTGAGGCGGGTGCGCCCGTCATGTTCACGCCCACTGGCGGCGATCTGCCCACCGGCCTAACGCCCGATACCGTTTATTACGTGGTGGACGATTCCAACCTGACTGCGACCACGTTCGCCGTTGCGGCAACACCCGGCGGCGATGCGATCGAAACGACCGGCGCGGCCACCGCTACTGCAATTACTGCGACCGCACAGCCTGCTGGCGAAACCGACATGTTCTATGGTCTGGTTATGCCGGGTTCCAAGAATGGCGGCGAAGCCAACACCGCGCGGCTGCGGACGTGGAGCATCGCGGTCAATTCGAATATCGTGGAGGTGTAGGCCATGGACGGCGGCACTGAATTTATGATTGAAGGCTACGTGGATTAACAGGTCCTGCTGCGCGTTCCCCCACGCACGCGCGCGACCGGGGCGGTGGTTTCTCGGGTTTTCCACCGCCCCGTTACCCGTAAAGCCCGATTAGGAGAAAACCCGATGGACATTGCAAATCTCGACAAGAAACTGGACCTTTCCGAAGGCGAGTGGATTGACGACATCCCCGACAATCCCGGTCTGCGGCTGAAGGTCCGCAGCACCAATTACAAGCCGTTTCGTGTCGCCACGGCGGGCCTCGCGCGCCGTTCTGGCAAACAGCTCAACACTGACGAGGGACTTGCGGATTTCACGGTTTCCGCCGGCAAGCCTCTGGCAGAGCATATCCTGCTCGATTGGGATGGCGTGAACAGCAACGGCAAGGCCGTGAAGTACAAGCCTGATATCGCGCTGGCACTTCTGACCGCAGATGACGACCTTGGCATTGGCAACAAGTTCCGCCGCGCCGTGGAATACGCTGCCGACCAGGTTGCGGATCGTCTCGCCAAGCAAACCGAGGACGCGAAGGGAAACTAACCGACGCGCTGCGGTGGGCGCTAACTCATGCCGCAGCGTATCGGCAGGAAACAGAGGCGGGGCGCGAGTACACGCCAGGACCGCCAGAGCTAATGGATGGGTTCGGTGGATGGTATGAGGATTTTTTCGATCTATCCACCGACCGCCAGCTTGGCATGGTCGCAGGCCCAATCCCCAAAGCCAGTATCGACGCCCACGTTGCCGGGTGGCCATATGACGAGGCGGACATGTTCCGCGCCGTCATTCGTGCTATGGATGATGCGTACCTTAGCCATGGCAGCGAAGATGAACCTATCGAAGATGGCATATCCGCACGTGATGCGTTCCGGCAGTCCACTGCCGGGCGGCGCCGCGCAGGCGCGGGGTAGCGCGTAATGGACGTTGCCGC